TGCACAGAAGGATGAATTTGTTATCAAAGACAATGTGGGGTTTGGCGATTGGAACTGGGAGCAGTTGGCAAACGAATGGGACGCAGAAGAACTGACAAGGTGGGGGCTTGATATACCGGGCTTTGATACCGAACTGCCAAACGATGAACCCGAAGAACAAGACGCAAACAGCCTGATAGTCGAGGCCGATATGATAACCTTGGAAGACCTTTTCGATGAACTGAAAAGCCGAGGGTTTAATGTTTCAATGAAATAAAACTATGGCGAACAATACGAACGCTAAAAAAAAGCTGATGCTTGAAGCCCTTGAAAAATCATTGGGCATCGTTACAACGGCATGCAAGTCGGTCGGGGTTGCACGGGTAACGCATTACGAATGGGTAAAGCTGGATGAAGAATACAAGTCAAAGGTTGATGAAATCATGGAGGTTCAACTTGACTTTGTCGAAAACAAGCTAATTGACCGCATCAACAAGGGCGATACTGTTGCGATAATTTTCTACCTAAACAGCAAAGGCAAGTCAAGGGGCTACAACAGGCCGCATGAAGAAAAGCGGGACAACGTGAAATGGCCGAGCAACTTTACTTTCAACATCGTGAAAAACGATGAAGAGGTATAATTTAAACCCGAAGCAGCACCAAACATTAACCGCAAGCGAAACCGAACGGCTGTATGCTTATGTCGGTGGCATTCGGTCAGGCAAAACCATAACGGGGGCACATTGGGCCCTACACAACATCATTCATCAGCCCGAGATAAAGGGCGGCATCTTCAGTAACACCGTAAGCCAGTTAAACACCGCCACGCTATCCGAGTTCATTGGCGTGCTTGAAGCGTATGGCCTTTTCAAGGGCGAACATTACGTGGCGAACAAAGACCCTGAAAGGTACTTCGGTTATAAGTCAAAGTTCGAAAAGCACAACGGCGTTTGGTCGTTTATGAACGGGGCACAGGTAATCACGTTCAGCATCGAAACAATGATACGAGGCATTGAACTTGGTTGGTGCTGGGGCGATGAAGTGCAAGATGCGGCGATTGATAGCCTTAACATTGTCATGGGCCGTATGTCAGGAGCCAAGTTCCCACGCACGCTGTGGACAATGACGCCGCCGATGGACAACCCTGATATCGATGAATTGATATGGGGCGAAAAGCAGATAGCACATACCATCGGCACAACGTATGACAACAGTGCGAACCTACCCGAAGGCTACATTGAGCAGCTTGAAAAGACCTACGACAGCCTGACCTTCAAACGGGAGGTGCTGGCCAACCGGGTTACGATGTCGGGGCTGAATTGGCTGTATTCATTCGACAGGCAAAAGCACGTGGGCAGTAAAGCGGCATACGATATAACCATGCCCGTGTACGTTTCGATTGACTTCAACAACAACCCGTTTACGGCTATATTAGCACACAGGGGCAGGCATCAAGATGGCAAACAGTACATTCACTACTTCGATGAGATTGCGTTAACGGCAGATCACATACAGGGCAAGACGTTTATCGAGGCGATGGTTGAAGAAATCTTCAGGCGAACCCCAGCACAGGTGCAGAACCGATTGTACTTTGTAACGGGCGATGCTTCGGGCCGTGCCCAGTCGGTCATTGCCAAGGTCGGGCAAAACATGTGGAGTGAAATCGTTGACCGCATGAGGGTATCGCCAAACAATTTACTTGTGCCGAGGTCGAACCCGCCGCATCAAGAATCAAGGCGGCTATGCAACAGTATCTTCAGCAACTACGATGAGGTGTTAATCAACCCGAAATGCAAGGTGCTTATCAGGGATTGCGAGTTCGTGAAAGCCCTACCCGATGGCGGTGTTGACAAAGGCAGCCGAACCAAGGTTGATAAACGTGCCGATGCCTTGGACTGCCTGCGGTACGATTTGCACGCCAACAATCGGCAGTTCATTTTCAGGTAAGTGGTTATAAAAAGGGCAAAACGTGGGGTGTTTGTGCCTTTAATGACAACAAAAAAAGCATGCACTTTAAAATCAATTGCATATTTTTAACACATGCAAGATCACGCTAAACAACTATTTGAGATTAACGATATATGGCCAGGCGATTTAACTTTTCACCGCTTAGAACCCGAAGTGCCGTTGATTTGCTTAACCGTATGTTACAACGGCAGCGATAAACTGGAGTACGGCATTAAACATCGAGACGGTGTTGAGAGTTGCAGCCGCCACGAACTAATGACTGTGGTGGATGCCGAAATCAAACGTATCACAGGCAAATGACAACCAAAGAATACATCGCAAAGCTGAACAAGGCTGAGCGGGGAATCAACGGCAAACGGTTTGTCGGCTTGTCTTCAAGTGTTGGCCGCATGCAGTTTAAACGGGTGTTTGCCGAGGGCTTAGACGCTGGAGGCGGGCCGATTAAACCCGACTATTCAACCAAGCCTATAAGCATTGGCAAAAACCAAACGCCTGACAAATCAACGGCAAAGTTTTATGAAGGCGGCTATCGTGAGTTCAAACGTGAATTAGGCCGAGGCAAGATGGTATTGTTTCGGCTATTCAGCCAAATGTATTTGCAGTCCATTGTTAACCCTGAACTGAAAATTAGCAACACAGGGTTCGTTATAGCGACAGGCATGACCTACAACGCTGGCAACCCGAAAGGTAAAGTTGATGGGCTTTTGGACAAATATGGCGATGCTTTTAAGTTTTCGGACGCTGAACGCAAAGAATTTACCGAAAGGGCCCAGCAAATTGTTGTAGATTTGTTCAAATGATAAGCGACATTCTATCTTATTTGAACGCACGACTGCCCAACATTTCGGCAGTTGCGAGGCCGTTATGCCAGCTTGTTGAAGAAACAGGCAAAGACGGCAACCTGCGCACCTTCCCAGTTGTGTATGACGGCAAAGGCAACCTTGACTACATTACACGATTCGACTGGCGGACAGGCATGTCGTTTTGGTTGAAGAACGGGGCTGAAGATATTGAACTGCTGGATCGGGTTCGGGCCAACAAGGAACGGGTGCAGATTACCATACCCCTGAAGTTTCATTGGATTGGTACACGCAGCACATGGCAGAACGATACGCAGTATTTAGAACAATACATTTTGCTGGCCCTTCAAAAGGCTATCACGGTGGACAATATCCCAAGCCTACGGGCAACCCTTGGCCTTGACCGAATCAAAACGGTTGTCACCAATCGGGAGTACGGTGCTGAAACCCTTAACGGCGTGTTTGACAACATCGACCTTCGGTTGCCGCTGGATATGGCCGCTGCGATGTTGGAGGTGGATTTGACCATTACTGGCGATTTGAACTGCATTGTAGGCGCATCTTGTCCTACCATTGCCGACCTTCTATTACTTGAAAGCGGTGATTTTATACTAACAGAAACAAACGACTTTATCGAAATCTAATGGCGAACCAAAAAGTTACACAACTAACCGCTGCGACTACCAGCAACGATGCAGATGTTCTGTACGTGGTGCAGGCTGGTGTATCAAAGAAAACGACCAAGCAACTGCTAATGGCTTCGACCTTGGCGGTAGCAAACAGCGCAGCAAGTACGGCGGCATCTGCCAACACGAACGCAAACAACGCTATTGCAACGGCAAACAACGCTTTAAGCCAAGTTGGTACGGCGGTTCAAAAGACTGGCGATACCATGACTGGCGATTTGGATATGGGCGGCAACCAAATCGAAAACTTAGGTACACCGATTGCCAACACCGATGCCGCTACCAAGGATTATGTGGACACCAATCTTGCTGGCAAGTTAGATACTTCAGGCGGCACGATGTCAGGGGATATTGACATGGGCGGCCAAATGGTAAACAACCTTGGCACACCCTTTGCAACCGATGACGCTGCTACCAAGGGCTACGTTGACACCGCATTGGCTGGCAAACAGAACACGGTTGCCACCACTACGGGCACATCAATAACGCTTGACACACCAAAAGAATACGGCACGTATGCCGCACCAGCAACGGGCAACATAGCGGTTAGCCTGACAAATGCGGTTAGGGGTATTGACCAAATAGTTTACCACGATGATACGGTTGCCCCGACAATTGTGGTAACGGGCGGCACGGCAATCAAGTTCGGGCCGATTAACTATGACCTAACCAAAGTGAACCTAATTGTGTTCTTTTGGATGGGCGGCACAAATGTAGGGTACATCATAACACCAGCGGTTTAATGAGAAGGTTGAGGTTACAAATGATGGCTGGGGGGAATCTACTCCTTTTAGATTTATACCCTAATGCGGCAGCGGCTTATTCTTTGCGAAAATTACGAAATGCATATAGCGGTAGTGCAATTAGGGTAAGAAGGTCAAATGACAATACCGAACAAAACATTGGGTTTGATGCAAATGGCAATCTTGATACTGCTGCATTGACATCATTTTGCACAGGCACAAATGGTTTTATTACAACTTGGTATGACCAAAGCACCATTGGAAGAAATGCAACGCAAACAACAGCAGTTAATCAGCCGCAAATTGTGGCGAGTGGAAACATAACAACCGATGGAGGTAAACCAGCATTAACTTTTAATGGTAATTACTATTTAGAAATTGTCAATAGGCCATTAACGGCAGCAACCCAATATGCCTTTTTTGCTGTTGCTAATGCACAAACAAATACAACATTTGAAATGTTATTTACGCAATCAAATTCTGCCGCCAATTCTGGTTGTATTGAATTTAGGCGAAATTCAGGAGGAAACAATATTAACATTTTAGATAGTACAGCATCAGGTTTTGTGTCCGTTGGCTCAATAAACCAACGATTGCTTTATAGTATAATGAGAGATTCAACAACAACTAAATTATTTTTTAACGGCGTTTTTGATTCTCAAAACATATCAGCAATAACTCCAGTTGGTAATTTTACATCCAATATTGGTGCAAGGGTAAATTCCCAATTTTTTTACAATGGATTGCAGCAAGAAATTATTGTTTACGCAAACGACCAAACGGCAAATCAAGCAAACATTGACAGCAACATCAAAACATATTTCGGGATACCATGATAGGTTATAAATTTGACACGATAGAACGTGCCGAAAAGGCGGTAAGCGACTGCGATAAGTACTACGGCATACCCGTTGCTCCCGATGACGTTACCCAACATTGGGCTGAGTATAGTGAGGCCAGTTACAACAAGCCGTTGTTTTGGTACATGGCATTCGATGAAAGCCTGTTAGTTATCCTTGGAGAGCCTACCGAATTTGAAGTTATACAACCAACACCATCAAAAGATGCGACCAATTAACCATATTGTTCTGCACACGACAGCCAGCGCAGTAACGGCAACGGCTGACAGCATTAACCGCTATCACAAAAAGGTGTTGAACTGGCGTTCGCCCGGCTACCATTTCATTATTGAACGTGATGGCAAAGTAGTTGACAACTGGCCAATTGAAAAGACGACCAACGGGGTAAAGGGCCACAACCACGACAGCATTCATATTAGCTACATTGGCGGCATTGATGAAAAAGGCAAGCCTACCGACAACCGTACTAAAGAACAGAAGCAAGCAATGGCAGAACTGGTTACCAAGCTAACCGACAAGTTCCCAAACGCTAAGGTATTGGGGCATCGGGACTTTCCTAATGTGAACAAAGCCTGCCCATGTTTTGGTGCGGGGGCTTGGTGGGCATCCGTTAAGAAATGTTAAAAAACCTTTTCGGTGTTGGGAAACACTTAATTTCATACAAACAATTGGGGAACTTATGACTGAACAACAAGTAAAAATCATAGACAGCTACGTTGATACCCAAGAGGCGGGCTTTTTTAAACGCACATTAGCCCGCAAAATTGTAATGGAAAACCCCGGTGCGTTTGAGCAAACGAACAAAGAGGTTGATAGGGTGCGATGTTCAATCCGCTACCGAACGGGTGCGGCAGGCGACAGGCTAAAAGGCTTTGCAACAGTTAGCGGTTCGTTGCGGGAAAACCTATACAACCCTGAGCAAATGAAGCCCAGCGAGTACATGCAAGCGTTCATGGGCCGAGGGGAAAAGACCAGCAAAGAGGTATGGCATCTGCCCAAGAACATACGCAAGCCTTTGGTTTTGTCCGACCTTCACTTCCCGTACCACGAACTGCCAGCAATCGAAACGGCTATCGACTACGGGTTCAAAAACGGCGTTGATGCGATATACCTAAACGGCGATGTTATTGACTTCGCTAAGATTAGCCGATGGGAGAAAGACCCAGCGTTGATGTCGGCCCCCGTTGAGGTGCAAATGGTTCGGGACTTCTTGGCTGGCCTTGTAAGTCTTGGGCTGCCTGTTTTCTACAAGCTGGGCAACCACGAAGACCGCTGGGATAGGTACATACTTCAAAACGCACCTGAGTTGATTACCCTGCCCGGGCTTCAACTTAAAGCCGCATTGGGACTTGATGAACTTGATATTGAGTTAATCGACAGCCGCCAACACGCCAAGTTCGGCAAGCTAAGTGTACTGCATGGCCACGAATTTGGTGATAGCATATTCAGCCCGGTAAACCCAGCACGGGGATTGTTTCTGCGGGGCAAGGCATCTGTATTGGCTGGCCACAACCACCAAACATCGGAGCATCACGAAAGCGACCTGAACAGCAAAGGAGTTGCTTGCTTTTCTACGGGTTGCCTTTGCGACTTGCAGCCAGCATACCGCCCATTTGCATACACGAAATGGAATCACGGGGCTGCAATTGTTGAGATTGATGAAGATGGGGATTTCAGCGTTGAAAACTTTCGCATTGACAACCGCAAGGTTCGATGAACTGGCTTGGGTTTATATCAAGGCATTACGGCCTTATCGCAATTGCTGCCGCATTCATATTGGGCAAGCAATCATGCAACCACAGGGCCGAGGCCGAGCGGCATAAAAGCAATTATGAGGCAATCCAGCAAACAACGGGAAGCACAGCAAGGCGTTTGGACTTGACGGCTGAGCAATTAGCCGCAGAGAACAAACGTCTGCTGGATAGCCTTAAAATAAAAAGCGGCAAGGTTCAGTTCGTGTATCGCACCAAATGGCGAACAAAGACCGACACCTTTGAGGTTGATGTTGAACGCTGGCATATCGACTTGATACCATGCCCGATTCAATCTTTTACGGTTGACACCAACTGCATAAAGCTGACCGCATTATTGCACCCTGATTCGGCGGCCAAGGTAACGCTAACAACCGACTACGATTTGAGCGTTGTTGGCTATTGGCAGCGGCCCGGCAAATGGTTCGGTGCGAAACTTTGGAACGGATTGCTGGGCAAAAAAGAAGCCTACATAAAGATTGCATCGCCTTGTTTTAAAGATTCTGCCGTATATTTGAACAAATTTAGCCAAGCACAATGAACCCAATTTGCATTCAAGACCTTACAACGGCCAAAGTATTAGCCGCACCGACAAGCTGCCAAGCAACCGCTAACCTGAATATCGGCACATTGGCCCCTTCAACGGCTTATGATGTTTTCATTAGTAATATCGGCAGTCAAACTACTATTAAATACGACATCGTTACTGATGGTGCGGGCCTTGCAACCATATCCTTGCAAACCAACGCACTGTTCTTTAACGGCAACAATTTGTATTCTTTGCACGTTGTTGCGAACAACGATGACATTGCCGACTACGTGCTGATTGACAACCTATACGTTGGCTTCGTGCTGTACTTTTGGCGAAGCAATACATCCGCCCCGACCACGCAAAACATTCAGGTAGTTTAACTACCTTTGACCATACCAAAACCAAAAAACCATGACACCAAAACAAACAGCAGTAGAATGGTTGGAAGTGCAACTAAATGAAAATGGTAAACTTTCAGTAGTTGATTTTTATCAAGCCAAAGAAATGGAAAAGGAGCAGAGTAATGAGGCTTTTAAACACGGAGAATTTTGGATATTACAAACAATTGCAGAAGCCGTGAACAATACTACAACGAAACCTTTAATACCAAAACCCCATGATTGAAACATTGCTTTTTACTTCACTATTCATCTTCGGCGTATGGCTATCCACCGCCGAGGGCATGATTGGCGACCAACTTCGCTGGGAGTTTATTAGCCTATGGCCAAACCTTGCCAAGCCCGTAATTGATTGCCCGACATGCATGGCTTCGGTTTACGGCTCCTTGGCTTATTGGGGGCAGCACATGATCAGCGGCAACACTACCGACCTATTAACATTCATCGGCTGGCCTATCTTCGTTGTTTGCCTTGCTGGGCTGAACGGCATCATCTTAAAACTTGCCAAATGGTCATAAGTAAAGTTGCAAATTGGCTGGTTAAGAACTATCCCGATGCGGTGTTGGTTGCTTTAAAACCCGATTCAAAGAACTGGAAAGCGGGCTGCGAATTCATGGTTGATATTGACGGCCACAAGTACTACAAGTTTCGGGACAGCGGCGATGTGCCATTGGTGCGTTACAAAGAGATTCAGGCTGTTTTAATTCAGTTAGATAATCGGTTAACATCCGATGAACTTATCAGCATTTTACAGATTGCACGTGAAAGCGTGGTTGCTGCCATTGAAGGACAAAGCCGCAAGGATAGGGGTAAGGGCTTGCAACAATGCCTTTGGGCCATACAAGAAGCCGAAAGCCGCCACAAAGAACTGGGCTTGCATACCGACTTGATTGTAGAACTGGCAGCGTTGAACCTGATTAGGGACGATGAAAACCCATTCGAAATAAACGAAACGATTCAGGCTGAAAAGTTGCGGCTGTTTAAGCGTGAGTTTGTCAACCACGATTTTTTTTTGTCCGCTGGCATGAACGAATTCTTGCCCAATGCCGCTCAACTGGCAGACGTATGGCAGGGGCTATGGCAAGCCAGCGACCGATATCAAAGCAAAAAGAAGGACATACTAAAGTCAATTCTTGGCGAGATTCGGTCTACAATTGGCTAAGCGACTTTGACAGCGATTGCTTATTTTTGTGTAACGGTGAGCATTCGCAGTTCGTTGATTTGATGTCTTCAGGCACGATTAACGACTTCATCCGCTTGCTAAAACTTAAAACAAAAGAAGCCGATGGCCATCGACAAAATAATAGTGGAGTTTCAGGCGGAAACCACAAAGCTCAAAAAGGAATTAGACGACCTAAAAAGTAGGTTAGGCAATGTCGAAACTGCCGCCAAGGACGCTGGGAAGAATACTGGCAAGGCCCTTGATGACGTAGGCAAAAATGCCAACGGCTTAAAAGACACAATTAAAAACCTTGGCCAACAGATAGCTGCGGCTTTCGCTGCACGTGAGATTATTCGGTTTACCAAGCAGACCATTGATGCGGCATCTGACCTGAACGAAACATTAAGCAAAAGCCAACAGATATTCGGGGATGCAAGTAAGGCCGTTGAGGACTTTGCCAGCAATTCGGCCAAGCAGTTCGGCCAATCTAAACAACAGGCCATTGATGCTGCGGCTTCATTTGGTGTATTCGGCAAGGCTGCTGGATTAACGGGTGAAGATTTAAGTACGTTCAGCACAGACCTTGTGGCATTATCTGCCGACCTTGCATCATTCGGCAACACAACGCCCGAAGAGGCGGCATTGGCATTGGGGGCAGCATTAAGGGGCGAGGCCGAACCGATTCGTAGATTTGGGGTACTTCTTGATGACGCTACCTTGAAACAGGAGGCATTGGCAATGGGGATTATCAAAACAACCAAGGGGGCATTGACGCCGCAGCAAAAGGTGTTAGCGGCCAATGCGGTTATTTTGAAACAAACGGCAGATGCCCAAGGCGATTTCGCAAGGACTTCGGATGGCGTTGCCAACCAGCAACGGATATTGGAGGCCACATTCAAAGACCTTCAAACCGAGATAGGACAAAAGTTGCTGCCTACATTTAATTCGGCATTGACTTCTTTGAACGAATTTTTAGGCGACCTTGACGCTGAAGATGTAATGTCGTTCGCCAAGGCCATTGGCTTTGTAGCAACAGCGTTTGGTGCGTTTAAGTTAGGCAGCCTTATCAAAGATATGGGCGGCCTGACTGGCATGTTAAAGGCTACCACAGGCGGTGTTCAAGGATTAAGCAAGGCTGTAATGTCAAACCCATTCGGCTTATTGGCTACCGCAGCAGCAGCATTGATTGCATACGGGCCTGACATTTTGGACATGCTGAATGGGGTGAACGAAGCCCAAAGGGAACTTGATGATATTGCATATAAAGCAACCGAGAACCTACGCAAAGAACAGGCCGAACTTAATTTGGTTGGCGAGGCATTGGCCAAAACAAATCCCGGTAGCGAAGAAAGGGCAAGGCTGCTTCAGCGGTTTAACGAACTTTCGCCACAAGGTATTGCTGACCTAAAAGACACGTTTGATTTAAATAATCAACTTGCTACTGCAATGGCGGGTGCGAATGCACAATATGACAACCGTATCAAGAAGATTGGCCTTGAAGCGGCAGCAACGGCAGCAGCACAAAAGCAAATTGAATTAAAGGCCAAAATAACTGCCGAAGAAGATAGGCTGGTTCAAGAAACTGGAATGAGTTATGATGAAGTGCGAAAGTCGGTTGAGGACTATATCGAATACCAAAAAACGGGGGCTTTCCCAGCACTTGCAAGGGCAAAGAACCTTCTTCGTGGAGGTGTTGGCGACCTTGCCCAATTGCAGTATGCATATAGCCAAACAACACAGCAGACACAACGAATAAAGGCTGAAACAGACGCTTTTAATACTTCGATGAACAAGAATTCTGTAATGGCAAACAAGTCAGGTTCAGGATTCAGTTTCTTGTCGGGTACGCTTTCTAAATTCGGCCAAAAGGTTGAAGAAACAAAAGCAAAGTGGAGTATGTTTCAAGGGGCAGTTTCGGGAGGTGTTGGTGGTGATGAAGGTGGCGGCGACCCCGACCCCGACGCTGACGCTGCCGCTGCCGCCGCTACAGAACGTGCAAAGAAATTAAAAGAAATCAATGCCCAGTTCAACAAGGAAATGATGTCGCTGGCCGATGAACTTACCTTGATGATGATTGCCGATGAAGATGAAAGGGCACAAAAGCAACTTCAAATACAAAAGGCGGCAGAACTTGCATCGATTGATGCCAGCGAATTTACCGCAGACCAAAAGGGAAAATTAAAGGCTCAAATTGACGCAAAATATGACCAGTTAGAAATAACAAGGCAGCAAACCCAAAACGAAAAATTAAAGAAAGGCGAAGAAGATTATCAGCGTTTTCTTGAAGAACAAGGACTTAAATCCGAAGAGGCGGCAAAGGAGGCGGAAGACCGTAAGTATTCTGCTTATCTTGAATTGTGGCAGATGCGACAAGAGAACGAACTGCTTGGCATTGAAAATGAAAAGGAACGCAAGCTAAAAGAACTTGAAATACACGAACAAAACGAGATTGCCAAGGTTGAGGCTTCGGAGTTTGCTGGCGAAATTATTGCAGAGATTCAAAAAAAGTATGCGGCATTAAGGGTTAAAAACGAAATAGAGACCCAAAAGGCAACCAACATAGCTATGGCCGATGGTTTTTCTCAGCTTTCAAGTGGTTTCGGCCAAATGGTTAGTTCATTCGCACAAATAAGCGGAGAGGGTGCAGAATACACTAAGGCGTTGGCGGTTATTGGCGTTCAAATACAGCTTGCAACTGCCCTTGCCGCCGCTATTGCTGGGGCTACTACTGCCGCTGCCGCAACAGGACCCGGTGCCCCTTTTGCATTGGCTGGCTACATTGCATCAATGGTTGGGGCTGTTATTGCTGCATTCGCCCAAACAACCCAATTGCTAACTGCCGAGGTGCCAAAACCAGCGTTCTACGAAGGTACAGCATACCTTCAAAGGGGCGGCAACCCCAAAGGCAAGGACACTATTCCCGTAATGGCACACGAAGGGGAAGCGATTATACCAACCGGGAAGAACCTACAATACCCGGGCCTTGCCAAATCGTGGATTGATGGCAGCCTTGACGGATACATCAACAAAAACTTCGTGCGGCCCGCCTTGATGGAACAACAGCGGCAAGCCGAGGAAGATTTTGCCGACCGCTTGGCAAATTCAATGGCATTGCAAATGTCCAGCAACTTCGATGACTACCGCCTTTTTAGGGCAATCAAAGAACAAACGGCAGTCAACAGGACTGGCTTTGAAACCATGAAAATTAACCGCAAAAAAATAAGAGGTGGACGGTAACACAGCAATTGTAACACTAAACGGCATCAACGTAACTGGCGATGCTATCGGCGTTGAGGAAATCAAGGAACGCATCTATTGGGATGAAGATGCCCGGGGCTTGCTGTTCGACTTCGAGGGCGAGATAACCTTTACAGGCAACACCTACCGTTTCCTTCAGCAGCGGTTTCGTGAGGACTATGACAACCCCGTGCCGCTAAACATCGTAGCCTACAACCCACATTCGGGTGCATTTGAAGCCGTTGTTAATGGCTTGGTGTTTACCAGCGATTGCGAGTTCAACCTATACGAAAAGACCGTATCGTGCCAAATTGTTGATAGGGGTTTCTTTGCCAAGATTCGCAACAACGTAAACATTGGATTCAGCCTTGGTGCACCCGACAGCAAATTAGGGGTTGACATTAGTTCGCTTTTTTCCATTACGGATTTAAGGGCCGTTGTTTTTATGAATTCGCCCACCCCGGGCGTTGGTGTAACAGGGTTTCGCAAATCAATGACCGCATTTGATGCCCTTAGTTGCCTTGTGGCTACCATGAGCGACGGGGAGGTTGGGTTTGTGTCAAATTATTTAACCCCTGTTGTTGGTCAAGAAACCCCGCACATATTAAGCGGGCGGCAGCTAAGGGGCGATATTATTGACATCGGCCCTGTTGTTTCGTGGAATGAATTGTTCGGGGATTTGTCAAAGCTGTACAACTTGGCGTTTGCTGTTGAAGAATACAACGTGGGCCAATGGCGAATAAGAGTTGAACCTATAAATTACTTTCGGCAATCGCAAAGCATACAGTTGTTTGATGTGGAGGCTGGGGTAACCGAAAACATTGACACATCAATGCTATACGCTTCGGCTATTGCTGGCAGTTCGGAAACAAGGGAGGATTTTGAAGACCCTACTGGACTGGCCGTTGTTTATTCAGGCGGGACTTGGAATTACATGCCCAAAACCCCATTTATCTTTCAATGGCAAGAGGATTATTATTTTCAGTACAAATCAAACGTAGATAGTGAATGGGATTTGCGGTGTTCGGTTTTAATAACGCATAGCAATATCATTTACTATGTGATGTCAATGTATTTTTTCACAGTTATACCAAACGACCCTAACTTTGATGACAGCTACGATGAAAAGGCCTTTTTGATTTCTGCCTTTTACAAAGATTTTACAGGCTTGGCAAGCACCCCTAATTTAAACGGTGTTGGCAACCCAGTTCTTTTTAATGTATTCAACAACGCCATAAGCAACTACAACGTAATGGTTGCAAATGCAGAAGGGATACCAGCAAATGCAGCCAGTCAGTTTGCAAGTTTTGGGCAGCAGTATTTTGATGCGTACTACGTGCCTGAAATTGCTAACATTCCATATTCACTTTTACTGGCAAGGGATGAAATAAACCAATCGCCCGGGCCATTAAAAAGAATGTACCTTATTTACAATTACTTTTCAGGTTCCCCAATTGGGGATTGGGCTACAAATTTAACACTTGCTGGGCCTGTGTTTGACGATTTGGTTACCCCTGAGAACTTAAACTACTTGGCTGTTACTGGAGATTTTACCGACATAACAATAAACGGCAGCGACCCAAGTACGGGATATGTTACAACCAATTCAACATGGGTTTGTCAAGTGCCAGCGTTGTATTCTTTTAGGATTAAAGGGTCTATTTTTATTAAATGGCTTTCAAGCGTTGGATTTAGTTCCTACACTACTTTTCAATTTATTGTTGCACAATGGGATTCATCTTTAACTGGAGTTAAAACAATAAGAAAAACAAGCCCGTTTTTCTACTTTAGCCAAATATCAGCCGAAAGATACAGGGATTTCGATTTGTTTTTCGGAATGTTCAACGCCGATTCTGGGGACATATTTCAAATTCAATTGGTTGCAACAGAAAATTTAGCGAATCAGTATTTTCGGGTTTACCTAAGTGCCGATACAGCATGGTCAATTTCAGGCAATTCACTTGAAGGGCAGGGGGGTACAATTCTAACCGCAGAAAAAGGTGCACCATTTATGCTAACTAACCAGCTTAAAGCAAACATAAATGCCGATTTGTGGAAGAGCATTAAAGCCAACCCATACCAAAAACTACTTTACCAAGTTACCGATGACGGGGAGGCAAGGTCAATGAACCTATACGATTTCAGTCGCAACATTATTTCAGGCGTTACCGAGGGCGAAACACGGGGCAGATTGGCAGCACCAGAACAGCCCGATGTTGACCCGGGCAACCCTGTTACACCTGAACCCGAAGAAGAACCCGAATAACTTACCTTTGTATTATGGCAATTAGAAACGCACAACCGATACCTTATAGCAGCCCGATATTCTACGGGGAGGGCGAACTATCATTCAACGAACAGATAGCCCAAGAATGCGGCTTTTACGCTTCCCCAATGTGCCTACCTTGGGATTCCAGCGAGGACTTTTGCTTCCAATTCAAGGCGGGAGAAACGGGCAACAATTTGCTTAGTTGCCTACCCGTAAAAACAGGCACGGCAACGGGCGGCACAGCTTCTACATTGGTTGATACAGGCGGCAACTTTATTGTTAACGGCATACTGCAATACCAGTTCGTTCGCAACGTGGTAACTGGCGATACCTTTGCGGTAAATACAGGCGGAGTGGCCGCTACCACGTTAACACTTGTTGGAACGCCAAGCGGGGCAAATGCTTTTATTGCTGGCCAAGGTTACGCAATTTACAGCGTTTTTCTTACCGTTGCATCAATTACAGAGATTAACAACGTGAGCATATTGGCCGACCATTCAATTTGCTTTAATAGGTTTGACGGCGAGGTGCAAATTAAATTTCCTGTGGGGGCGTCTGGCAATTGGTATCGTGGCACGTTTGAGGTTACTTCGTACAGCCAAGGCACGGCATCGCTAAACGCAGCATTGGGGCTTACCCTTTACACGCTGCCGATTGCATCGCCCGGCACATTTGATTGGTACTTTGGCGAGCCGTTAAACATTAACCGATTGCAGTTTTTGACAACGGGTGAGTTTACGGGCTGCATTTCGCTATGCAACAGCGAGGCATATTTGGTAAACAAAACCTACGCATACAGCGTAAACGGCGGGGCGTGGACGGCATTTACCTACACGGGCGGCGGCTTGCAGAACGGCATCATTGAAAAGTGTATTGAACTGCCTGAGGGCTGCGATGTTTCGGTATGCCTAAGCGAAGAGGCCGAATGTGCGGTATTCCAAACGATTGGGCAAGACGGCAATTGGAATACCAACATAGCCGCTGGCATTAGCATAGAGGGCAATCAGGTTTGTTTCAATGGCAGCAGAAAAGATGACTTTGCTTATGCCGAGGGAATTGACTGCGACATTAGCACGATTGTTACCAATGTACAATTTGAACTTACCATTAGCGGGCATGGCTCAGGCAATGTTCAGGTATGCATTCAAAACAATGACCTATCAGGGCAGGTTTGTTCAAGCCCGCACGGCAGCAACGGGGTTCATACCTTTACGCTAAGCAACTTCGGCATGGCCGCTGGGCCCAAACGCATTATCATTAAGGCCCACAACAACAATGCTACCCTTTGTGCTACGCTAAAATTCAAGATTCAAAACTTCCAGCCCGAAACATTTGCCTGCAGCGAATGCTACCACGTTAAAGAACTGGACTGCGAAACCGAACTAACTTGGAACAACGATACCAATTCATTCGGCCATGCATACAATACTGGATATACAAATCGAATGTACGTTGAGGGGCGGCTATTGAACGGCAAGATTGTAAGCCTTGCCCACGATGAACGCAAAGGCGTTGATTCTTACCAGCGTTCGTTTTTTAGCAACGGCCGAAAGGTAGAAGAACTTGCGATTGATGCGATATTTCCTGCCGCCCACCAAGCTATTGCGGTTGGGCTTATGCATCGCAACTTCTACGTGAACGGGGTGCAGTACGTTAAGATTGGGGAATACGAACCCGACTACGGGGACACCGCCGAGATTGCACCGTGCATTGTTGAGGTGGCCAAAAAAGACCAACGGTTTATCGTTAACCCGCTGTAATGACCCGCAAGGAACGGCTTATAAAGAAAATCGCCCAAAGCATGGACGATGTGCCCGATGCGTTTTTTAGAGGCGTAAAGGCGGCACAGCGTGAGGCGTTTGCTTTAATGGTTTCGGAGTTAGCCGACCTTGCCCTTGATGAAGCTGGCAACGTGATCATAAGCCAAGGCAACTTTGCAAAGGTGCAAACGCTTACTAACAAGATGAAGGCCGCATACAACAACCCTAAATACAGCGAGGCGTTGAGGGGCTTTGTTGATAGCATGACCGAGGGTGCAGAACTTTCGGCAAAGCTAATGGGGGTAATAACCGGGCAGGCATACACGCAAAGTGCCAAGGTTCAGGCCATATTGGGTAACGCTAAAAGCACAACCTTAGATTTACTATCTACCAACGCCCCAGCCGATGCCGCCGCCGCCTTTCGCAAGGTCATTGAAAACAGCGTGGCCACGGGCGAAAACTTTGGCCAAGTGCTGAGGAACGTGCGAAAGAACATTGAAGGTAGTGCGGACTTTCAGGGCCGAATGGAAAGGTACGCCAAGCAGAACGCCTACGATTTCTATTCAATAAGCCAAGCCCAAGTCATTAACGAAATGACCGAAGAACTTGGCTTCGAGTTCTACGAATACATCGGTGTTGATGTGAAGGGTACGCGGAGTTTTTGCAGCCAGCGGAACAACCAAATATACCACAGCAAAGAGGTCGAGGCATGGGCTTCGCTTGATTGGGACGGCAAGAACAGGGCAACGAATTCAAGTACCATTTGGGCACTTCGTGGCGGTTACAATTGCGGGCATCAGTTAATTCCCGTGGCAACCGAAGATGTTCCGCAAAATGTTAAAGACCGGGCCGAGGCTGCTGGGTTTTATAAGCCTGAATAAAAGCAGCCTAATTGTCGGCCCTTGCCATCGGTCGTAATTGTATGCCTTGGGTTACCAATTAAGCCAAGCAATTCGTTTACATCGAATGAATCCACATCGTGAACTATCAAAACGCCATTTTCGGCTACCTTTTTTTGGTAGTATTGCACCAATTCTTGAATAACGCTGGGCCCGTGATAGCTGTCGTGAAACACCACATCATATTTTTCATCGTTTTGCAGTTCTTTTTCGCCTGATGTTATGCGAAAATCAATTAAATATGGACTGCAAAACGCAATGTTTGCCTTTAAATGTTCATCGCTGATGTCGATTGTCTTTACCGACATGCCAGCCATTGCCATAGCCTTTGCCCCATGTGCCTTAAAAGTACCTACTTCAAGGGCCTTGCCGCCTTTGTATTGCTTGGCCACGTTGTAAATTTCGGTTATGTGCATTTTGTCCGTTATCCACGTATGAGCAAAGTCCCAGTTTTCAATTTGTGATTCGGGGTTCCCCCATTCAAAGTCATTGTTACCTTCGTAAATTGAGTAATTTGCTGATGAGTGAAAAGCCAACACTTCTTCATTGGGGATATTTGTATTAACGTCCATCACGTTCAACCGCTTGTCGGCCAGCGTTACCAAGTTTTTGAAGACCTGATTTGAAACGCATTGGTCGCCCCATATGTTTTCGTACCTGAAATAGTTGTTGTAGCAGAAATCAAATATCGGCTTGTGCTTGCGGTTGGCCACAAACCAACCAGCATTGAAATAGGTTGAGGGCTTTAATCGATATTGCTGTTCAAGGCCACGGGTGTGATCATTGTCCCGGTCAAGGCAAAAGTAAACGTCTTTGAAATCGGGCAAATGATCTGCCAAATCGAAATCCCGAACGGGCCGCCAATCGCAGTCATGATACATTACCAAATCAAGGTCGGGCCAAATATCCCAAATCTTGTACTTCAATGTCCACACCATTTCTTTAAACTGATGCAAGTTTAATGCATGGTGCAAATGTTCATCCGTTATAATTCGGGTTTCAAGTCCAAGATGCTTACGGACAAGTTCTGCCGATTTTTCAGCGTGCTTCAGGTAATCGCCAATGCCGATGGTTACCGCTACGGGTTTTTTCATTTTGTTGTAGATTGAATTATGTTGTAAATTTTAAACCATTTACCGGGCACGTTTTTTTTGAAAAACAAAACCCGTTGAACGTGCTGCCCAACCGTTACCCGATTGATGCCGATAAGTTCTGCCGCTTCGCCGCTTGACAACCCTTTCATGGCCACGAAATAATAAGACGCAATTCGCTTAATGTCGGAATACTGCCGCCGTGTTGCACCCCGAAATGCGGCGTAATCAACCCCGTAGTATGCACAAAGCGACCAAAGAAAGTCATCGGCTGCCAGCGAAATGCGGCGATTCAGTTCGCTATTTACCGCAAATTTAAGGTCGAAAAGTTCGGCCAATGAAAGTTGTGCCACGTTCATAACTACAAATGTACGATTATAGCGACAAATGGGCGAAGGTTTAAAACGGCCTTACTACCTTTGATAAACTAAATTTTACAAATATGAGCTATTCTTGTTTTGACAATTTGCCTGTTTACAGCGAAAACGTCTGCGAAATCAATCGGTTAACGGGCATTTCTGCCGTGGCCGTTATTGACAATGACTACACCTTTTTGGACTACACCGATGCTGCCGAGTGGACTGCCGCTATTGCCGCTGGCGATGTAGCAATCATCAAGGAAATCAAGGCGAACTATCCCGAAGCGGAAGAGGTAACCATTACCAACCCACGCCGAGGCACGCCTGACATCCTAACCAAGTTCAACCATACCTTATCGGTAATGGATGCGAACGTGGACAGCAGCAACGATACGTTCTACGAAACGCTGAACACCATTGGCAAGTACAAATTGGCTTGGTTCTACTACGAGGAAGATGAAATCCGAGTTGTTGAGCAGCCAGTACGTTGCATCGCAAAACCAGCCAAGGCTGATGAAAACGATGTGCAGCAATACATGGTTACCTTCGGCTGGCAGTCTGCACCCAATGAATTCCCCGTTCTATACAACGCCCCTGTTGGCGTATTTGAATAAGCGTTTTTTGGTTTCATGGTATCGAAAAGCCCCGACATTTGTTGGGGCTTTTTGTTTTAACACTTATTAACATTTGCGTGTTGGTTTTTTATTTAGGTTTGCAGAAACAAATAACCCATGCAACAACCAATTAACTTTTGCGACATTATGGCCCTTGGCTTCAACATGGAAAGCGGGCACGATAGTGTGTTTGAAATGATGCACGGCTATCCGTACACAATCTTCACGAAGATGCTGGCCCCAACGCTAATGCTGGACTGGCAGCAAACAACACGCCTTTGCGAGGTGCTGGTAATTCGCCCCGAAGATGGGCATATCTATCAACGCATCCCTGTTACCGATACCAATTCTTTGCAAACGCTTGTTAATTCTTTCAAAAAACCCGAAGCCGATACGTGCTATACGGCTTGCTAACACGAAATTAAACTGAAACAAAATGTGCATAGAAAGAGCGCTCCGCCCCGCTTTTGTGTATGCAGTGTTATAGGGCGTTATTTTAAATGATATGAATGAATTAAAACTAAGAGATTTTTTTGCTTGTCAAGTTATAAGCG